GACGCTTCAACCAGCTGCGCGCGGGCCGGGCCCGCGCCGCGGCCCGCGTCTTCGAGTCCCGCGCGGAAAAGTTTTTGGCCCGCATCAAGGGCAGCCGGGCATGACCGGGCGGGCCGTCTCCGCAGCCCGGCCGGACGCCGGGCACCTCCCTGACGACTGGCCGGGCAGCACCGTCTTCCCCCTCGGGCTGCCCGGCACCTTTGGGGAGGATGCAGCATGACCGCGCCGCAGGATGCCACGGTCACCCTGACCGGCCCGACCGGGGCGACGACCGGTCCGATCCCGCTCGATGCCTTCACCGCCGGGCCGCGGCCGCCGATGAAGGAGACCGCCGAGGACGAAGCGGTGCGCGAGAAAACCTACCGCGTCGCGGCCGACGAGCTGCGGGGCTTCATCGAACGGTTCGAGGCGCTGGCCGAAGAGAAGGCCCAGATCGGCGATCAGCAGAAAGAGGTGATGGCCGCCGCCAAGGCGCGTGGCTACGACACCAAGGCCCTGCGCCGGATCATCGCGCTGCGCAAGCGCCACGCCGACGACATCGCCGAGGAAGAGGCGGTCCTGCAGCTCTATCGCGAGGCCCTGGGGATGTGATGGCCACGCGGATTTACACCGACCTCACCATCCGCGGCACGACCTATCCCGATGCGGCCAGCGCCGCCCGGGCGCTGGGGGTGACCCCCGAGGCGGTGCGGTCTGCCGCGCGCAAGGGGCGGCTCGACCGGGTGGGGGCAGGGCGCAAGGGGGCCGAGCCGATGCCGGTCAGGGTCCGGGGCGAGCTCTTTGCCGATGCCCATGCCGCCGCCGCCCGCTTCGGGGTGACGCCGCAGGCGGTCTGGAAGGCGCTCGCCGATGGCGATCCCGACCGGATCGGCCGACCCCAGCGCCGCCCCGGCCGCGACCCGCACCCCGTCGAGATCGGGGGCCTGCGCTTTGCCTCGCAACGCAAGGCCAGCCGGGCGCTGGGGTTCTCTGACGACTATCTGTCCCATGCCCTGACCCGGGGCGGCCGCGCCGCCCGGGAACGCATTCTGGCCGCGGCGATGGCGCTGGCGGCGAAAGGGGTAACGCCATGACACTCGCCGCCTCCCGTCTTCGCCCGGTCGATGCCGCCGATCTGCCCGACTATCCGCTCGGCCCCGAGGATGACCTGAACGGCCATTACTTCATGACCTGGTATCACCGCGAATGGCTCAACAGCGAGATGCGGCTGAAGGGCACCGAGGAATGCCGGGCGCTGTATTTCGACCTGATCTGCCTGTCGCAGGACCAGAAGCCGGTCGGCACGCTGCCTGACGATCCCGAGCAGCTGGCCAAGCTGCTGGCGGTCGATGTGGCCCGGCTGCGGCGGCTGAGCGAGATGGAATACGGCCCGCTTCACCACTGGCAGCCCTGCCGCTGCGGCGATCAGATCCGGCTGATGCATGGCCGGGTGACCGCCATGGTGATCGAGGCGCTGGCGCGCAAGCATGACAACCGGGCGCGGAACGAGGCGGCGAACGCGGCCAAGCGGCGCCAGCGGCTGCGCTCGGCCGTGGCCGGGATCCATCCCGATCTGGCGCAGAACGACGCGGCCGTCCTCTGGATGGATGACTGGCTGGTCGAGCAGGGCTGCGGCTATCGCGGCTCGGCCTGGGTCGAGCGGGCGATCACGGCCTGGTCCAACCACATGTTCGACATGACCCGCGCCGGGCGCCCCCGCGAGTAACTTCCAGACCGTCCCGAGACTGTCCGCAACTGTCCCGAGGACAGTTCAGGGACAGTCTCGGACAGTTTCAGACTGTCCTGCACGACAGGGACAAAGACAGAGAAAAGGACAGGAACATGGACGGTTCGTCCCGGTCTGACAGGGCAAGGCCTGTGGATAACCCCGCAAGGGCAGAGAAAGGGGCAGGGCTGTCCAGACTGTCCCGAACTGTCCGCAATTGTCCCGCAAATGTCCGCCGGACAGTTGCAGGACAGTCCTGAAGCGGTTGGCAAGGCAGAGAGAAAGGAGGCGAGGATGGACGCGAAGGAACAGGCCGAGGGCGAGAAACGGGTGCGGGCGCTGCTGATCGAGCCGCTGCTGCGGCGCGGGCTGGTGAAATCGGGCAAGCTGACGAAGGCCCGGTTCGAAGAGATGCTGGTCGATGTCGAGAAACGGCTGGCCTACATGAGCGCGTCGAACCTGGCCGCGCTGGAAGAACAGATGGCGGCCCTTGCGGGGGGCGAGGCGAAAGACCTCTTCCCGACCAGCAATCGCATCCTGCAGGAAGCTCTGAAAATCCAGAAACCGGACGACCGGGCGTCGCCGCTGATGCGCGCCGTTTTCAAGCATCCCATCGGGCAGGAGGCGCTGGCCGAGGGCTGGGCGCCAGAGCTTCTGGAGGAGTTGCGGGACAACCGCGTCTGGCCGGGAACCTATGTTCTCGGTCGCGTCAGGGATGAGGCGCGGGGCGCAATCCTGCGGCTTGACCGCCTCCGCAGGATCGCGCCCGCAGACCTGACCGATACCGAGCGCCGCTGGCTCGCGGCTCGCGAGCAGCAGATGGAAGAGTGCCGCCGCATCGCCGATCTGGCGGGGGCGGCGGCATGACCGCCGCGATCCGCCCCCCGGCGCAGACTGCCACCCGGACCCGGCGCGCGATGCCGGTGCGCGCCGCTCTCGAATGGGCCTTCGGCACCGAATGCGCGCGCCTCGACCATGACGAGATCGAGGCGGTCGGCGGCACCGGCTGGCGGTCCTATGGCATGGAATATGTCGCCCTCGAACGCGCCCAGCTCGGCACCCGGGTCGACGTGAGCCGCGGCCGGTCGAGCCCGCATGACGATGCCGAGCTGATCGCGACCGTGGTCCGCAACACGCTGCCCTGGTACGCCGCCACGATGGTCGCCGATCTCGCCCGCGCGGGCCGCACCCCCGACTGGATGCCCGACGCCCGCCCGCGGCTGAAGCCCGAGGACTGGACGGTGAACCGCTGGGGCCGCCACGCGAAGACGGCGGATGCGGCGATGCTCGGGGTAGAGGGCTGGCAGCCAGTCCCGCGTCGCAACCGCAAGGGCGTGATCGTCCATGACGCGGTGCGCTTCACGCCCTGCCACTGGGACCCGACCCCCGCGCAGATCGCCGCGGCGCGCCGGGCCTGGCTCGACTGGTGGGGCTATCTGCTGGCGGTGCAGGCGGCACTGAAAGGCGCGGACCTTACACGGATCGAGGTCACCCGGGACATGCCGCCGATGCGGCCGTGGGGATAGGGCCCGTCTCGACCCTCTGCAACAGGCTGGTAAATACTCGAAGCTCGGTCACTGTAATGTCATCCCAGTCCACACAGGCAACAGTTTCCTCTGCAAGGAGCAGGGCGACGGTGCCTTCACCGTAGGACGGATGCGCCACCCGATCACCTTTTCGAAGAGGGCGCTCCGCTTGGTGGGCGATCATTGCCTCAAGTGTCAACCCGCTTCCGCCTTGCGCCTCGGCCGTCAGCTTTTCCAGATACTCCTGCGCATCTTCTGGATCGGGCCTGGCGATAGAGAGCGCGTGTCCGGCACATCCAGCCGCGAGGTAGAGCTCGCGCACGCGCCGAAGATCGTAGCCGGTTTCCTTCGCTATTTGCTCAAAGCTGTAGCAGGCCTCGTCGTCGATCTGTTCAAGGGCCAGGGTGTTCCCATGGGCCTCCAAAGCGGCTGCGTCGAAGTTCCAGCGTTCGATCAGTCGAGCCAGGCTCTTGCTTTGGCCGCGATAGCTCTGTCTGGGAATGTGGATCGGAAATTGCAGCATTCGGAACACCTACCTCCAAGCGATATTTTGACGGTCTCAAGTGCGCCCCGTGATGGTGAAAGTCGCTTTGACATGGGTCAAGAAACTTTTTTCTTGACGTGATTCCAGCCCCGTTGACATAGTGCCGTCACCCAAGCTGCGCCCGGAGCGGATCCCCCGCTGCGGGCGTTCTGCGTTCCGGGAGGCCTTATCCATGACGATCCGCAAGCTCTGCGCGGCCTCGGGCTGCGACGACCTCGCTGTGCCCGGTGCGGCGCTTTGCGAAGAGCATGAGGCCGAACGGATCGAACGGAACCGCGCCCGGCGGGCGAAGATCAAGACCGCCGAAGAGATCCGGCGCCGCGCGAAGCTCTACGCGAGCCCCGTCTGGAAGAGGGCGCGCGCCGCGTTTCTTGAGGCCCATCCGCTTTGTGCCGATTGCGCGGGGCTGGGGCTCGTGACCCCGGCCACCGAGGTCGATCACATTGCCCGGCACGAGGGCGACCGGGCGAAGTTCTGGGATCGCTCGAACTGGCAGGCGCTCTGCAAGAGCTGCCACAGCCGCAAGACCGCCCGCGAGGTGCTCGGGCGTCCCTGACACCGGGGGGTGTCCAAAAATCGACGGCCCCCCTCGGGAACCGCGCATGGGAGCTTTCCTGTTGCGCGGGCCGAATTGGCAAAAAAAGCCCACGATCATAAGCCCATAAGGGAGGTCCGATGCGCGGTCAGAAGCCGAAGCTCGACAATGTCGTGCCGATGAAGGCCGACCAGACGGCGCCCGTGCCCGAGGCGCCCGGGTGGATGAGCGCCGAGGGGCGCGACGCCTGGGACCGGTTGGCCCCGGTGCTGGCGGCCAAGCGGCGGCTCGATGCAGCCTTTGAGGATCCGTTCGCCGTCTACTGCGAGGCGGTGGCCGATGTCATCCGGTTCACCGGCGATATCGCGGCCTTCGGCAGCTGGTACGAGGTCGAGACCCGGAACGGGCGCCAGCAGAAGAAGCGCGCGGTCTGGGGCCAGCGGCAGGACGCCATTGCCACGATGAACCAGCTCGCCGCGCGCTTCGGGATGACGCCCGTCGACGAGGCGCGGATGAGCGCGGGCGGGCAGGGCGATCTTTTCGGCGAGATCCTGAGGACCCTCGATGGAACCGATTGACCATCCCGTGTCGCGCTATGCGCTCGACGTGATCGAGGGCCGCGAGGTGGCGGGCACGCTGGTGCGGCTCGCCTGCGAACGCCACCTGATGGATCTGGAAACGGGCCGCGACCGCGGCCTCTGGTTCGATTGCAAGGCGGCAAGCCGGGTGCTGAACTTCGCGCGCCTGATCCAGCACACCACGGGTCCGGCGGCGGGTCGGCCGCTCGATCTGACGCCCTGGCAGGTCTTCCGGCATGGCTCGGTCTTCGGCTGGAAGCAGGCGGACGGGCTGCGCCGGTTTCGCACCACCTATCACCAGGTGGCGAAGAAGAACGGCAAGACGACCGACACGGCGGTGCCGATGCTTTATACCCAGCTTTTCGACGGCGAGGCCGCGCCCCAGGGCTTCTGCACCGCGACGACGCGGGACCAGGCGGGGCTCTTGTTCCGGGAACTGCGGCGGATGATCAAGGCGGCGCCCGCGCTCTCGGCCTTCATGGACACGGGCAACAAACACCTGATCTCGACCGCGATCACCAATGGCACGATCCGGACGCTCAGCCGCGACGGCAATTCGGCGGACGGCATCAACCCCAGCTTTGTCGCCCGCGACGAGGTGCACCGCTGGACCGACCGCGAACTGGCCGAGGTGGTGGTCAATTCGATGATCGCCCGGGCGCAACCCATCGACTGGGCGATCACCACGGCGGGCGCCGACATGGCCTCGATCTGCGGCG